AAGTGGAAGTTGGTCATGTCCACTTGCATCTGCTGACCCCGGATAGCCTTGCCAGACATATTGCCTTGGGGGAGCTGGGACGGATCGAATATACCGACCACGCTCTGCAAGTCCTTGTCCACGCTCATAGCCGCCGCAATAACACCCGCCGGTGGGGGCTCTGGCTGGAGTCTCTGAGGTGGTGGGGCTTCCTTGCCGTTGATGTCCGTCTGCTTGTAACGCAAGACCGGCATGGACTTGATGTTGGCCTGAGCCCACTCGTTCTCGTGGCCCTCGTCCTGACCCTCGGCTAGCAGCCACTTGGCCTTCGGAGCCAAGGCAATGCTCTCGGTCAAGCTCGTCTGCCAGTAGTTGTACATACGTTGAGCGTCCTTGGCGTTTCGCACTAGCCCGTACTTCTTGCGCTTGTCCTCAACCGTGAGCTGCTGACCGTAGACCGGAACTACGGGAATGTAGCGACCGACCCAATCGCGTTCCTCAAGGATCTCAAGACCCGTGAGCTTGCACCACTTGATCTGCTTACGCATGGTGTCGCGCTCGCCAACCACGGTAATGCCCGCAGCCATCATAATCTCAGGGCTTGGAGCCTCGTCCTTGTAGACCTTCGTCCCATCGGAGAGAAGCAAGAGCTTTGTCTTTTTGCGCTCGCAATAGAAATACTCAGCTACGCGGATGTCCTCCTTTTGAACCCAATCGGGGTCAAAGTCACCGGTTCCGCGCTGGTTAAAGTCACCGCCGTCATCAGCTCCGGGGTACTGAACCTTAAAGTCATCCTTAGACATTAGGGTCGTGATCAACACCTTCTCAGCGTCCGACCCGTCAGGCTGGACTGAGTTAGGGTCAAAATAGACCGAAAACGGGTTGTCGATGGGCTTTAAGTAAATCTCTTGGTCAAACGAATCGTCCCGCACATAGTCGGTAATGACGCGCCAATAGCCCCATCCGATACGGACGGCGTACTCGCCAGCGGTGTCGTAGGCCGTATCAGCGTCAGAGTTGACCTCGATATGCTTAAAAATCCCGGTGATGATGTCCGCAACCTTTGCGTTGGCCTCGGAGTTCATCGAGTGAGCCCGCATCCGTGGGCGGGACTGACGCATCTGGTTAACTATCTGTCTGACATAAGCATCGAGCTTATTGATCGTGAGGCAGGGTCTAGCCTCTAGGTGGCGGGAGTTTTGAACCTCAACAGGCCATTGATTCCCTGCGGAAAACTTTAGGTCATCGAGACCCTGCTGACGGTTTTCGGTGTCAGCCTCGTTTGCAAACTTAAGAAAATCTATTGCTTCCTGTATGCGGCTGTCCGCAGGGATAGCACTCGGAACGTCTACTTTTGCCATATATCACCCCATCCATGAGCCCGGAATCTGGTACACCGGCTTCTTGGGGCCAGCCTTCCGGGGTTCGTTTACCACCAATCCAATATACCTAAACGCGTCCGCGCCGTGGCTATAAATGTCGTGTAGCGGTGACTTGGAGAACTGTTTAGTATCTGGGTCAACATCATACCGATAGTGGCGCAGACATTGTAGCCCTTGGTAGCAGTTTTCTTTATCAAAGTAACACTTCTGGAAAATCGTGCGGGCCGCGTTAATCGAGTCCGTGACCGGCACTCTCGGGAGGATTTGCACCTTGTAATTCGCTCCCCTGACTATGTCCGCAATCGACCGACCAGCCGCAGCCAAGGTTGTGTTCTCAGCGTCATGGGGTAGCCAAATGGTGTCGTAAACGTAGCCCAATGACTGAAGCTGGGCCAAGTAGTAGCTCATGGTCTTTTGGTTATCTTCCATGTACCGAATCAACCGGATCTCAAAGCCTATGAATTGAACAAACCATATTGCCGTGTTGTCTGCCCAGCCCAAGTCGAATACCGCGTGGACGGGCTTGATAGCGTCATACGGGACTTTAGTAATTCGTCCGTCCATCTCAGCCATAGTCATCTCTTGGGCAAAGACCGCCCCATCGACCGTCCGTCTGCACAAGCCCTCCCAGACGTTCAGGTAGGCGTTGTGGTCGTGGATCTCAAGGTTTTCCTTTTCCTCCCGCAAGGTCTGGGGGAACCACGGGTTGTCGCGCCATGTGATCTTCTGGACTATCGCGTTCTCAGGCGGGCTGATCACGAACCGCTGGTAGGTCTCGTCAGTCTCCAGTTCCGGGTTAAAGGTGACCCAGATTTCTGAGTTGTCCCTTCGGATGGTTGGTATGAGGACGTTCCAGCTAGTCTTGGAGATGGTTTGGGCTTCTTCGCACCAGCAGATGTCCACACCCTCAAAGGACTTGATCGACATAATGTTGTTCTTTAGTCCCGCAAAGAAGAACTCGGTTCCGTTCCTACCCCGGATTGAGGTGTTCGTGACCTCGTAGAACTCCGATAGACCCAACTGAGCTATCTGGTCAGCCAAGAGCTTATGGACTGAGTCCTTGATTGAGACCTGAAACTCTCGAGCGCAGAGGATTCGTAACGGGTCTTTGGCTCCCTTGATCAGTAGGGCTCTAGCCACTCCCCAAGACTTTGCCCCACCTCGGCCCCCGTAGAGAACCTTGTAACGCTTGGGCTCAAAGAGGCACGCAAGCTTGACCGGGAACTCTGCCTTGGCTACCGCTTGGGCTAGTAGTTCTCTATCTTCGACCTCAGACATCAATGGTCTCGGGCGGCTTTATGAACGTGACCTGTATCGCGTTGAGGATTGGAGAGCCATCGGCGTTCTCCATCTGGTTGATCTGGATTGCCTTGCCGTCTAGCCTGTCAATTACTTCCTTGACTGCCCAAGCCTCTCCGGTCTCAGCCGCAGTCAGCAGCGTCTCTACTATCTTGGGTAGTCTCTGAGGGTTCTGTACCAACGCTTTACGCAAAGCATCGTGGAACATTTTCCCCTTTACAGCATTTGTATTACCTATCGGTGCGGCCATATTGATTAACTCAATCTATAAGTTCCTGACACGGAATTAGGATTGTGAACTGTTTGTGTTGTACTTGCAACCTTTTTGTAGTAACCTGTTTGTTCTATCAGGAGAATAACTATGTCTAAAAAAATTGTAGCTTATTGTGGGATTGAGGACGATTCTTGGGACGGTTACCTTAAATGGGATAAGACTTACCTAGAGATGAGCCACGCGCAAAAGTTAAAATTCGTAACTGATGTCATCAATGAGCTGGCAGTTGAGCATAGGTTCTTAATCCGCGTTATCGAGAATATAAAAACTGCATCAAAGGGTCTAGGGCTTCCTCAGTAAACTTTTCCCCTTGGTGGGATTTGATCATTGAGGAAAAGGTTGCATCATCCGATTTGCCCGCAGCTCGGTTCTTGGCGTACAACTGAGGGAATAACAGTTCCGCAGGGGCTCCAAGGTTTCCGCTTTTAGTTTGGAGCGTTTTTGGGTTGCGTCCCGGTATTCCAGCAGAGTAGGACTGATGGCTATAAGAGGGGGTTTGAATTCCTCGTCCGGGAATAGCCTCAAAAATCATTTGCCCCATATATCCTTTTTGGAGCCTTGGGTCAACGAAAGCCTCTAACGCATCGTCATATATTGGAAAACCTTGCTTTCGGAACTCGTCCTTATACATAAGCTGAGAGATAGCCGTCCGCAACTGACCGGGGGTAAAGTCCTTCGTAGTTCTCTGGGACATTAGAATTTCCATGTCTGGCGAGATAATGCTGGTCGATAGGTTCTTAAACGGGTAAGTCTTGATGCTTTTGCCTTCCGGGTCTTTCTTGACTACCGAAAAGTTCCGCAAGCTCCTATCAAAGTTATTTATGGCTTTGACAGATGGTTGTATCGCGTCTAGTTGCCGCACCAGCCCTTGTGCCTGATGGTGGCTAAAGTCAATTGACCGTGGCCCTCCAGCTAAAAACACCCCTAAGACATCGTCATCTGCAAACTTTTCAAAATTTTTGATCTTGTTTGCCGCTGCGGTCGGCTCAGATGCATAACCGATTTCTTCAGCCACGTTGGATTTGACCGTAGGATAAAGAAAACCGCCCTGTTGCGTTACCGGTTTTGTCAGGGGTATGCCCCTAATTTGTGAGACATCTTTCCCTATCGCAGACGTATCCCCAAATAATGGAACTAATACTTTGCCAACCAGATTTTCAGGATTAAACGCAATCTCACCAATTGTTGAGAATCCGGGAGTTGGTGTGGCTATTGTTTGGCCTCCAGCCCGCATTTCTTCGCGCCGACTGACGGCGGGAATCTTGAGTTCTTTCTCAAGTTTAGTAATAGCTGACTTTTCCGCAGGGGTTAGGTTTGGCTTGTCCCCGTAGAGCAACTCTCGGACAGTCTTGCCACCTACCCTTGCGCCCATGCCCAATGACCCAGCCGGTACGCCACCGCTGGTAGCCAAACCGCCTCCAAACATATTGAGCGCCGTGTTCAGGGCTTCTTCCTCGTCCAGAACCTCACCCCGCGCAGCTCGTCCGGGTGCTTTGATCGCACGGATAAAGTCGTAGAGGACTTTAGGGGCGATGACATCAGGCATAAAGCCTTTCTTGCCCTCAAACATGACGGAGTTCTGCATCTCAGGGCTAACACCGTAGTCAGACCCCAAGCTACCCCGCATCCGGGGCATCAAGGCTAGACGCTCTACCTTCGGGTCAAGGTTAAATAGCTCCGAAAGCGTAGGCATTACTTCTTACCTTTAGTACCCTTTTTGGCTTCACGCTTGACTGCATAAGCTATCGCAACCGCCTGTTTGACCGGTTTCCCAGCCTTGACCTCGGTCTTGATGTTCTGCTTGAACGCCTTATCTGACATGGATTTCTTTAGCATTATTTCTTCGCAGTCTTTGCTGATTCTTTGAACGCCTTTGCCGTGGGAGCGCCCTTGGCTCCGGGAGCTCGCATCTTCTCTGGGGTCTTGCCCGCTGCCTTTTGTGCCTTGATCCTCTCGCGCTTGGCGTGGATGTTCGCGTAAAGTCCGGTAGCCATCAGTCATTCCCCTCGATTTCGTTAATCTTGACGGTATCTGCCTTGATCTTCGCAAGCCACCAATTGCAGTCCGCAATCGC